GGCAAAGATAGAGGAGCTTGCGAATGAGTGGCGTGAAGCACAGAGGAAGAAGGGTCTCATTTAAGTTGACCTTCCCTGAAGGCACGCCCTCTTGGTACCGTAGGGTCTGGGTTGCCACTGCGGATAGGATCAGGGAGTACACCGCCTATGCGGGGGTTACGTTGACTGAGCTGTCCGTTCACTGGCACGCAGACTATATCGGTACTAGTAAGTGTTCGTTGGGCGAAGCAGCAGAGGGTGTGATTACCCTCTGCTGCAGCCCAACCGACGAAGACACATTCCTTCACGAGGTGGCGCACCTCATGGTACCGGGACAGCACAGCATCAAGTGGGCTAAGTCATACGTTGATCTGATGGGCAAGTTCATGCCAATCGCTAAAGCAAAGGCATCTGCGGTAGAGGCATGGAAGATGTACCCAGCTATGAGAAAGGTAGTGAGTATCACCAATGGGTAGCGACTACATGTTGAAGTTCTTCCTGGCTGATGCCAGGTCTCAGGGTAAATCCCTCCGGCAGTACTGCAAGGATATGGGCATTGACTATCACGATCTAACGGGGTTCCCCAATCCTATTAAGACAGTACCAATAGATGAGGTGGAAAATCATGCGTCGACCGCCAGCAAATCCAGAAGCGATTCAGATCTATAACAACGCTCTGGGCAAGAAGAGGGCCAACACACGCAGGCAGAGCGCCATCGGGCAGATGGAGATGGAATCCATCACGAAGGCACTTGACCTGGGCCACTCACCCATGATAGACTTCGACGACAAGACGGAAAGTTTCTTGTGGTGTAGTGATCATAAGTGCATCGCAATGTGCAGCATCACTACAGAGGAAGGGGTCTCCGGACCCGTAGTAGAGGTGAAGTGTGGAGAGTACAACCCAGAGATCAGCCGAGACCCAGAAGACGCCTGGAACCAAACGGAAGACCCGTACCTCTACGCTAAGGAATAGCGGCATCAACTGTCCGCTAGACAGCGAGCACGGGGGTATGGTGAGCATGCATTCAGGAAGTCTGATATGCTTACAGCAGGTACACTACGTACCAGATGGGCGATGGTCATGGACCGTAGAGGAGGCATATGAATTCACCAAGAGCAAGTGAGAGGGCACTGCTAGGGGCGTGCATCATTGATGGCGAGGCTGCGAAGAACGTAGTCGACCGCGTCAGCGAAGAAGACTTTGATGACCGTGAGTGCAGGGTTGTGTTCTCTGCTATCAAGGAGCTAGTCAAGAAGGGCACAGCACTAGACATCATCACGATCACGGACAAGCTCGGCTCATCCGACACGTTGGAAGATGCCGGAGGGTACGCCAACGTATCTGCTATGTCATCCGACACACCCAACAGTCTGAACTATGAGTCATACATGGGCATTGTCATCGGCAACTCAACCTACCGTGCGCTACGCAACGTAGCCACCAAGGTAGCGGAGCTGTCGTCCGGCGCTAGGACTCCAGAGGAATCAATGGCAGAGGCAGAGCGCCTCATCATGGGGATCAGCAAGTCAAGGACTGCTGGCAAGTTCGCCGACATGCAGCAGGTGATGGACGAGACACTCCACCGCCTTCAGTTCATGCAGGCTGGCGGCGCTAGCGGTATCTCCTCTGGCATCCCAGCCATTGATAGCATCGTAGGCGGGTGGCAGCGTGGCAACCTAGTGGTTGTCGCAGCCAGGCCGAGCATCGGCAAGACAGCCCTAGCCACAGGCATGGCAGCCAACGCAGCGATTCAGCAGGGTAAGTCCGTCGCCATCTTCTCAATGGAGATGAGCAGGGAAGAGATCGGTAGCCGACTCATCTCGTCACTGTCTGGGGTATCCCTCCATGACATCAGGCACGGGCAACTGGACATGAGTTCGCTGACCGAGGTACTCAACATCTCCAAGAGCATTAGGGATAGCGGCCTCAGGGTAGAGGACTCGTCTATCTCAAGCCCATCAGAGATGCGCTCCAAGTGCAGGCGTCTGAAGGCTGAGCATGGGCTTGACCTAGTCATCGTTGACTATCTTCAGCTCATGGCACCAGACAAGCAGACCAAGGATGGCAACAGGGTGTACGATGTAGCCGACATCAGCCGTGGGTTGAAGGCGCTAGCCAGGGAACTAGATGTTCCAGTCATTGCGCTCTCACAGTTGAGTCGTTCATCTGAGTACCGTGAGAACAATGAGCCTAAGCTCTCTGACTTGCGTGACTCAGGCGCCATTGAGCAGGACGCCGACGTGGTGCTCATGCTGTGGCGATCAACCGATGTGTCGCTTGACCTTGCGGTAGAGACAGTCCACTGCAAGATTGCGAAGCACCGTAATGGTCCAACCGGTAGGGCAGATCTTATGTTCCACCGACCGACCGCAACCTTTAAAGGAGTAATCTAATGGGACTATCAGTAGAGAAGATCACCATTGAGTACGACTGCGAGTGCGACCACGGGCTGTGCGAGCATGCGTCTGCCGAGATAGAGCGTGTCATCCAGAAGGTGTACCTCAAGGGGTACGACGACGGTAAGGCATCAGTATCCCAGTCACTCAAGCAGATGTTGAGCACCGAGTTCCCCGTCGAATACGAGAAGGCCGAACGGATGCAGAAGATCAAGCGCAAGGACCCACGTAAGAAGAAGAAAGAGTGGGAGATGTAATGATCGCCCTGTTGCTGTCCATCTCAATGATATGGACACCTGCAGCAGATGGCGTGCGTGCCACCTGGTATGGCCGGACGGACGGCAAGGTATGCTACGGTGGGTACCGCAACACGTGCGCCCCCTACCGTAAGGGCGAGACAGTTATGTACGCAGCTGTACCTGGGTTCAAGTGGGGGGACAAGCCATACAAAGCCTTGGTCTGCTACAAAGGCAAGTGCGTCAACGTCACAATCAGGGACTGTCTTTGCAGCAGAAAGGGTGGAGGATACATCGACCTGAGCCCCGCCGCTTTCATGAGTCTGGCCCCGCTATCCAGGGGGGCGCTCTATGGGGTGCATGTGTACATGTTTGAGGATGAAACCCCGCCGAGACAAAGGACGGCCCCGCCCCTACGCCGTAAGTGAATAGCAAAAAAATAGCCCGTGTGCCGTCAGGCACACGGGCTATTATGTTTCTGCTAGCGTGAGCTTTACTTTGCAGGCTCGCAGTCATGACCAAAGAAGAACTCTATTGCCTGGACTACATCTTGCAGGTCAAAGACTCTGTTGCATTCTGCACAAGTTTCCACACCAAGTTCTACTACTTCGTCAGACATTAGGCATGTTCCTGCTTATCCCTGAACGTATAGTCCAACTTCTTGGACGTAAGCTTCATGCGGAAATCCTCATCGCTGTATCCGAAGAAGTCGATGAGCATCCAGTACAAAGCGTACGTTGAGTCTGCCTTGGTGTTAATGTCGCTTGCGCTCAGGCTGCCGAGTGTATAGTCTGAGTCATCGAATGCCGTGTGCTGCAACGTTGCGTAACGTTGTGCACCGATAGACATTAGGTTAAGAACATCAGCGATGTTCCGACCTAGACGCTTCTGCGCATCCCTCTGCTCTGTGTAATCGTTGGCATCAGGACCGATGCTTTCACGTACTTCTGTCAACGCTTCAATAACTAGCGAGATGTCGCCTTCGATTGACTCAAGCTGCTCCTTAACTTCCTGTACTGTGTAGCTAATGTCCAGCTCATCGACTGAGCCGGATGCCATGCTGACTTCACCTGTCAACCTTGACAACGTTACTTCCAAATCCTTTAGCGAATCGATTGCTGCTTCCTTACTCATTGTCTTTCTCCTTATCCTGCGATGGTGATTGATATCTGCTGGTCATCCGTGCCTGCAGTTTCGCTGTCGAAATCCATGCCACTAAAAGCACCAGGAATATCGTGAACATATGTATCTCCATACTCCCAGCTGTCGCCTGTGTATGGTGACTTCACCGCACATAGCCAAGCAGCATCTGGGTTGAGCTTCTCATTCTCCATAGATTGGTAGCGGCGTAGCACACGCCATTCCCAATCGCCGGCAATGAAGATAGCGTACGGCAGCTCGACGCTGCGTGTCTTGTTCCACTTGTTCTTACTAGCCATGCTATTCCTTTCCCCTACGGTCGCACCATAGGATTGCTTGCAGCTCTGCGTCCCATATGCCCAGATGTTCTGCGGCATACTTGAACTCAGCCTGCATGTTTCTGTACAAGCCGAAGTTAAGGTTAACTTCTGGCCACAAGCCACCAACCTTCTTGTTGTATGGCTTGAATTCACGCGCAGCCCACCTGTCAATCGGTGCACTGCCACATTCACCACCTGCACGAATGGCACGGAAGAAGTCTTGGGTCTTCATCTTGCCAAGCAGCAGCGTGTTACCTGTGTCTAAGATTTTCTTGGCCTTATCCACCGCATTGGGATAAGCCTGAACCCTGTCGATACCGTTGAGTATCTTTACCATTGCGTTAATGTTTGCGGTCGGAGTTAGACCAGGAGATAGAGCAGCGACTGCTGCATATGTTGTCTCGTAGTCTAGCCCGTACTCATCTGCAAGTAGATTAATTCTACTTTGAAACCTTAAATACCAATTGCTAAAGTAAAATATGTTGTCAATGCCATGCGTGTCAAGCGCCTGTCTGAACCGTGTCAGAAGGGACCTGCCACTGCCGCGCTTATATGTCCCGACATAAGCAGCAGCAGTGGCAAGTCGTTGACGACGGTACAGTAGACGATTGTCTACTGTCAGCACTTACTTAACTCCGTACTTCTTGAGCGCAAGATCCTTGTCGATTGGCTTGCGCGTAATCACAAGGTGAAGCTCGACTTCAAGGTTGTGATTGTCGTACAAGTCTTCAAGGTCTACTGTCTGATAGCAACCAGGGCCTTCTCCGGTTGGCCAGCTGCTTACAGTGTAACCAAGATG